CATGTGCTTTTTCTACTGTAAACAGTTTGTCCATAACTTTCTCTCCTTTGTTGGTCATTTCTATTACAAATCGAAGTCATACAGGTTTTTAATGTGGCTACGGAGTCGGTACAGCTCGTCTAACTGAGCTTCATATCTAATGTATGTCACGTAATCGAATGACGTGTGCTGGTCTTCTACGACGTTTCGTTCTACATTCTTTTGCTTTCGTTCTTTCGCCTCTATCTCATCCTCGATGTCGAAGATGATGTTAATACTTGTATTGTATAAGTGTTCTAACATTTCTAATACTGCTTCCGCCACTACAAGCTCTTTGAATGAGTTGTCTTTTCGTAAATAAGGCACTCCGAATTTTCTTCTCTCTTCAATCTTAATCTTCTCGTAATATTCGATTCTACATTCCATTAAGTTTGCAATCTCTTTTACTATTTGCGCCATTTCTTACCACCCTTTCGTTTTAGCTGCGAAGTGTGTACCGTATGTATCTTCATTTCCCCCGAACTCTATCATATTATACGTTTTACTTTTAATGCCTAGAATATCCCCCCAACCTTCGAAATTACGGTGCCATTTAAAAGTTGCATCTAACTCTAAACCATCTTCTTTATAGTCCTCCCGCATTCTTTCTATAGGCAGGTTTTTCATACCGCTCCATAGTCCCTCGGTAAGCTTGTCCATTTGTTTGTTACGCGTATGTCTTGTCATTATAGCTCGTCCTCCCCTAAGTTAATTACATGTTCTTTAAGACACTTCGGCGTTACTTCATCTGCTCTGATTTCTCGTTGCATAACATGTTCATTACCGTCTCTTTCATCGACAACAAAACGGATTAATAACATCTGGATAAGGTCTGCACATACCGCTTTCTTGTATTGACCTTTAACCTCTGCTAAACGTAAACCGTATTTTACGATATCCCCGGGTACATATTCCTTCTGGTATCTACCTGCTTTTTTGAATGCCATTTCTATTTTGTGTGCGCTAACTTCGTCCTTCTCTAGTTTCACAAAGAAAGTTTTCTCTACATCCATCCAGCTTGCATCTCTATCGTTATCCCAGCAAGCAAAAACTTTATAACCATCTTTAATGCTAGTTACCTTACCTTTGTATGTTTTACCATCCTGCGTAGCTGCCACCCAATGACCAACTTCTGGTACAAATTTATATGTAGAAAACTCTTTTTCTATCAACCAGTTAAGAGATGCGTTATACTTATGCCACCCTGACGTAGCGTTAACATTACTTAATTGCAGTTCACCTTTATGCATTCTAAATAGTACGTTAGGTGAATTTGTCTCGAAAATAACCTCCCCATCTAGTAAAGCATCAATCGTTTGTTTATTTTTAAGTGTTGTCATTTTAATATTCCCCTTCCATTTTCTTTCTAACTGTTATTTGTATGTATTTCAATTCCGATATAACCATGTTGCATGTAGAGTAGTCTAGGTAGTCTTCGTACAATAAAGTGCTAACTTTCGCTGCCTTTTCTATATGATTACGCGCACTAACCTTATTGCTTATCAACCCATCTAGTAACTGATTGATTTCTAAGTCCGTCGTTAATTTGCTAATGTCATATAATAAGAAGTGAAGCTCCTCGATACGTTTCTTATGTAGAGATATTCGTTTTAGGATACTTTCTTTATCTCTTAAGCTCCACATGTCTTCCCCTTCGTTAGCCGCAAACTCTTTCGTTAATGAATTAATACTAGATTGAATATTAACAACTCTTTCCTTAACCTCTTCTTCCATCGCTACTTTTAGCTCGTCCGTCATATGTATTACCTCCTCTTTGTTATAACTTTATATTACACTACCTTTTACTTAAAGTAAACAAGTTTTTTAAGAAAAAGAGAGTATTTTTTACTCTCCTTTGTTATTTTGTCTATAAGCTACATCAATTTCCTGTCTAGCTTCTATTCTTTTCCATTCCCACGAATGTACTTTCTTCTTCCTTTGGCACTTAGGGCAATAAATATGAATCTTCTCTATATAAGAGTAGAAAACTCCGGATGTGTCAGACTCCATTTCTGTTGCTACATAATGAAAATCATGCTTACAGTTTAATATTTTGAATAGACTGAACATATTTCATCCCTCTACTTCCATGTTTTAATAGTAATACGGCGGAACATTCTAGCTTCAAGCGCATTGAAAGGCTTAGTATCTAGGAATATTAAGTTCTGACTCTTACCTTTATACCATCTACGAGGAGAGAACCAAAGGAATCCTTCATCTAAGATTCCCATAGCCTTGTATACTTGTCGATTTTCTTCGATTGTAGGTGTTCGTAACATAATGCTATTGATTGTTACTTGTTTAATAGTCGCCTTGTTTAGTTGTTTGTATCGCACATGTCTAGTCATTAAAATTCTCCCTCTCCTAAATACGATTCGATTGTTTGTTTCAATTGTTCATTCTCTTCTTCCAACTCTTCCACTTGCTCTTCCAAATCACTTACTTCACCGCATAACTCATCGTATGATTCCTCCAACTCTCTCACTCTAGATTCAAGGTCATCATATTGGTCATCTAGCTCTCGTGCTTGTTCTTCGATATCTTTCGCTAACTCTTCTAGTTTCTCATACATAACAGTAGATAGATGTTCGAAATTTTCATTAATAAACATTTCTACTAAGTCTCCCATATTAGTAGTTCGTGATTTAGCTTTGTAAACGTCGCAACCATTAATAATTAATCCATCCATCATGCTTCCTCCTTAAGATTAGCTATTTCTTCTTCCCAAGCTACAGCTTGTCTTGCGTAATAATCCGCGTAATGTTCTGATTCTTGTAACTTCTTCTCGTAGCATTTGATACGATGAACTTTCGTGTGTTCGTCCCATTTCTTCTCGACTTCCCACATATCGCGCTGGTTACCTTGATATTTATAGACACCTAGACTCGTAACGACTTCCGCTTCAAAAGCAGGAGCAATCCAGTCACAGCCATTACCGCAGCATCGATTAACCGGGTCGTACCCTTCATCTTCCGGTTTACAATTGCAGTAGCCCCACATTCTGTCGTCAGGTAGCAACTTAATGTCGTAACGTCGTCCTGTGTCATGGATATACACTTGAATCGTCCCATCTGTATACCCATCTGTTCTATCCTTGTCGTAGTCGATGTCGATACCATGTTCCTCTACATCTACTAAAAGAGTAGAAAGTACATCCGCGTAATCTACCATATTTTCATAGTGCCGGATAAGCGTTACCATATCATCCGGTGATTCCCCTAAAATAAATTCTTTCAATTTACCAAAAAACTTTTCTCCGAATTGCATAATTCTCGTCCCCCTTGTATATACTTTTAGTAAACAAACTTATTTAATTGTAAGTTATGTATTATCTCCTGCTGAACAAACTATATATAAAGTCTGCTATTGTTATAAAAATCCAAGCAATCCCTATTATGGTACCAAACAAGATTAGTCCTATCGGGTAGTAGTACCATTTCACATACCCGCTAGGTTTGTACCAATCTTTCAACGGATTTAATCCCATCATTTCTTGAAGTGTCCGTTTTCTCTTAAAGTGTTTAATGCTACCCCGGCTATATTAACAGCTACAGTCGAACCAATAAGTAGTGTAATTAAGTGTCCGTCACTAATCGTACCCCCTGTAGAGATTTTCCAAGCTGCACTTAGACATAAAGCTCCAAAAGCAATCGATGAATAGCTGATTACATGTTTCATAATTAGTTAGCCTCCTTATTTTCATTATGTTCTAGGTTTGTGTTTATTACTGCTGATAAAAACGTTACACCAAAAGCTGCAATAATTAGTAGCGGTATCATAAGAGCTTTATTAGCTATATCGGAACCATATAGATTGAATGCCGTTACACATAGCGCTGCTGATATAATGTTACCTGTGTATCTGATGATATTGCATTTTGTTTTAATTTTCATAATTAGTTAGCCTCCTTAGTAATAACTTGACCGTTTTCTTTTACTGGTGCTGCTTCGTTAAACGCTTCTGTCATAGAAGTGAGTTGTTTTGGTCGGTAGCAGCGACTCTCTTGTTTATTCTTCACTTGTTTAATTTGTTCGATGCATTTTTTGAACTCTTTAGACAAGTTCGGATATTTTACTAGCATAAGTTTTAATGGTTGCGTAGCTTCTTCAAAGTTCTTAGCTCCACGACGTTCCTCTGCAATCAGACCAATCTTGTCCCAGTTCGCAGCTTTCTCTTCTATTGTTAATCCCTTCAAGAACTCCGCACCATGATATAAATCTTGTCGAGCTTTGTCTAAGCGACCTACATCATCGTATGCTTGGTTATGTGATTTAGGGTATTCAACCAAAACAGTACTCATAATCTCCATGTTAGCGATTACTTCTTCTGTAGAAGCATATCCTAATGTCATTCCTTCTTCTTCTAACCATGCTTTACCTGATGTCGCTTGCACTTCATCATCTACTAGTTTAAAAGCTTCTTGTAAGCGCTCTTTCGCTGCTTTCGTCATTTTACCTGCTGTTACCACGTCTTGTAATAAATCTCTCACTTTTTTAAGTTCCATTGTTATGTACCTCTTTCTATTATTTTATTTTTTCGTCTTCTATGTATTAATCATGGTGTTCGTTTTATATAGTTACTTTCAACTTATCACCTCCTCTATGAATCTAATTCTATCATAGTATTCACTTAAAGTAAACAACATTTTTCTACTTTTTATTCAATATGCCAACCATAATCCACAAATTGTTGCGACCAATTTTCATGAGCAGCTTCTAGAAACTCGTCTACTTCTTCTTTTGAATCCCCATCCCATTCCGGGTTGTACCCTAATTCACCTAACGTGAACTCTTCTTTCCTATTCGCTCCGGAGTACCCGATACTATAATGAAACACTACGACTGTATCTGCATTGTATTTACTCAAAATGAACCCCTCCTACAAACTCTGTATAAAGACCTGTCGTTTTCGCAAAAGCTAATTCTACTTCTTCTTTCTTCTCGTAGTACTTGTCCATTGATTCGTCTGTGTATACGTGAGTCCAATCCTCCGGGTACTCTCCGTTTTCATGCTCATCCGTTGTGATTAATCGTTCTTCTAATTCATCTGATACCCATTCGCAGAAATTGTCGTCAATTACTTCAATAATGTCACGTACAACATTAGCCTTATACTTCTCATTCCCGTTATACCAGCGCGTCTCCACTTCTGGTAACCCTTCACTACTAAAGAATGGTAAGTCAACCAGCGCATCTTTACCTATAGCGATATAATACATATCACTAGCATACCCAAGTTTATGAGCTAACGAATCTCTCTTAATCTCTAGAGAAAGACCATCTAACGCGCCATTCTTATAGAACGACATATCTGTTTGTAGTGCATTTCGAATCGCTTTATTCGTTTTACCATTTAATGAGCGGAACCACACTGTAGCTTTCACTTGGTTAGAGTGATAAACGATTACCCCTTCTGTTAACGGTTCAACTTCAATTAGACCATTAACAATTTTCTTTGTTGTCACAACTCTTTGTCCTACTTCAAATTCAACGAAAGTGTTATTCATTATTTCCCTTCCTCCCCATTCAATTGTTTACCCATTGCAAGTAGCATGTTCCTAAATACTGGTAAATCTCCCCGATTGTCGTACCCCATAGAGTATGTGAAAATACGGGACTTACCTAGATTGTGCGCTTGATACTGTCGGTATGCTCTTGCTTTATCTAATATTAAGAAGAATGCTACATCTTCCCACTCTTTTGTTTCGAACGCAATATGTAATGTACTAATTCCATATGCTTTGCAATATGCCCATTCATCGTCAATATAAACTTCTTCTCCGTGTACGTCTACCATGTGATTGCATTCGACTTCTTCATACGGTTTGATTTCGATAGAACAATATTCTCCATTACCCTCGTAGTAATTCTCGACTAGTTCCTCTAGTGTTTCGAACCACACTTCGTAGTCATCGTCCCATGTGTATCGCATATCTTCACCATCATAGTAGTCTAATAGCTCGTCCACAAATGGAATATAGCCTTTTCGTTGCCTTTGTACGACATGGAGTGCATCGCATGTGTAACGATTATCCTCTGCTCCGTCATGGTGTTTACTATTAAACTCCTTTAACAACTCAATCTGCTTGTCCGTAAGTTCGAAAGTGATTTTATTCATTCCAGATTCCCTCCTCGTCATCTAAATATTCTGCATTAGAATCATCAATGATAATCCCGTTTCGACTCGCTTGCTTAACAAAATCCTCCCAAGAACAGCAACCAGCCCATTCATCTCCGTATTTAACATCCATCAGTTCTTTTCCATTTAATTCGATACTCATCCATCCATATCTATATCTGCAATATAAGTAGTCCCCGCTGTCTGTCTTACCTTCGAATTGCGTAGGGCAAGCACAGCATGTCTGTGATATTTTTTCTAACTTTACGTATCTTTTAAGTTGAGTAAACCTTCTCATCGTCATTATAGTTCCCCTTCCCTATTTAAAATTCGTTCTACAGCGTTTTCAATCGCTTCTAGTAGCTCTTCTACACTAGTAACTTCACTTTCTCGTAAATCCTTATGTAATAACGCAATCAACGCTTTCGTGATGTTTGAATAGTAACCTACTACCTTGTAATCATGACCTAAAACTTTACCCTCTTTATTCTTCTTCTCATACTTCTCATTGATGATAACGTTCATTGGGTCTGACGTAAGCTTGTACTTTTCTCCTACATAAATTTCCATTTGTTATCTCCTCCTTGATTTAATATTACTACATTATTTACTAAAAGTAAACAACTTTCTTTAAAAATTTTAATCTACTTTTTTATACACCCTAAAGCGGAATCTAGCTCCCATCTCTTCTATACCTGCTGTAGAAGCTGTTCGCTTGTAAAAACGCTTATAAATACTTTTGTCGAACTCCGGGAAAAAGGAATCCGCATCATACTCTTTGTCGATTTCCGTTATGTATAATCTATTAGCCATCGGCATAAACTGTTTGTAAATAGAATCTCCACCGATTACCATTAGCTCTTTCTCGTCCTTGAAGTCGTTTAGTACTTCGTGAATATTATGATATATGTGTACATCCTTGTGTAGCGGCTTAAAATCCTTGTTTCTAGTAAGTACAATGTTAATCCTACCCGGTAGGAACTTACCAATGGATAGGTGTGTCTTACTTCCCATAATTACGGGCTTACCCATCGTCTTTTCTTTAAACCAATTAAAGTCTTCTTTGCTTTTCCATAGCATCTGATTGTCTTTACCAATCTCCCTATTCTTACCATGTGCAGCTATTAGTGATATAATCAATCTTTCATCTCTCCTTTCGATAGTTTTATAATACTAGCATATTTTCGAAAAGTCAATAAAAAAGACTACTTTTTTAGTAGTCTCCAGAAATAATAAATCCTTCAAAACGGCTTTTGTATACTGAGCTTTCTGCAATGAACTCCGAGAAGATTCGAAGCGCTGCATGATACGTTTCTTCTTCCATTTCTTCATCAATTACTAGAGCGAATGTAACGTCCTCATCATCCGTGTAAACGTAGTAGTTTAAATCGTCCGCTTCTAGTTCACCGTTTTCGTAAGCGTGTTCCCACTCATTGAACTGTTCGATATTGATGTAATCTTTGCCTCTAGCCCAGAACATAAAACTAGCTGGATTTACATAAGAACCGAATCTATCGAAGAAGCTTTCTCCTACTTCGTGTTCGAAATCAATAATCGCGTGAAATACTTCGTGTTTATTCATTATTGTTCCCTCGATTCTCTAAAGCGTACAATATCGTCGTAACGAATATATTCGTCGTCAATCTCGATAAAGTCACCGCATAGTGACATACCTTTATAACAAGTGAATCCCTTTACCTGTGTGGATGCTAAAGACTCTGCAAACGATTCTATAGTAGCACCCGGTACTGTTACAGTTAAGCAACTGTTATTTCTCAAAAAGATGTCTACTTTCATATTAATCCTCCACTACAAAAAAGTCTGTATTTTCTGCATGGTCTAATTCTACAATCCCTTGCTCGTATAAGAAACTGATAAAGCTCTTATCGACACCTACAAATTCATATAGTTCGACGTGGATTTCATCGTCACCATAGTCATCCGGTTTATCAATTTTCGTAACACCCTTAACTAACATTTCGTTATAAACTGATTTCGGGTCGTAATTGTCGTTAAAATATCTTGCTGCTCCGTCTCCATCACCATAAACTAATAATACTTTCATTTAATTTTCCCCCTTGTATGTTTTTGCATAAATATCCAGCATAACTGCATCTATTGTTCTATGTAAATCTTTAATGGTACCGTCATTCACAATGTCGTAATGTACTTCTTCATTCATAAGAGTAACTTCTGTTTCGTGTAATAAGTCCTCTTCTTTAAAGTCATCACCAGCTTCTAACGAACGTTTAATTTGAAGCTCCTTAGGCGCTGATACACGGATGATAAAGTAACCTTCCTCTCTTAACATCTGGAACTCGTTAGGCTGTCGCACTCCCGTGATAAGGGGTCTAAAAATAACTTCATCGTTTATGTAGTTAAATCCATACCTCCAAGCTAAGTCTGAGTAGGTTTCCACTGTTTCGAAACACTTGTCCACCCAGTAGTTCTCCCCATGTACATACCTCATAAGTTGTCCGTACAACTGGTAACCCTTACGTGGTTTAGGTTCGCGTCGAATATGCTTAAATTCTGCATGGAAATCGTCTTTCAATGCATCCGAGAAATCGAAAGGTGAACAGTCGAACTTGTCCACCAGATAATTCTCCGCTTCCGTTTTCCCGACACGTAACCCTCCAGCTAGTGCCAGTTTAATCATTTAGTTTCCTCCTTTAGACCTACAGATACAGGAGCTTTAATCGCTTTATGTGGGTTATAGTCAACGATTTCAAAGTCCTCAATCACGTAATCTTCTAAATTATCTCTCTTATTCTTGATTACTAGTTTAGGAAGCTCTCGTGGCTCATTTAACATCTGCTCCTTCGCCTGTTCAATATGGTTAAGGTATAGATGAACATCTCCACCGTTGTAAATCAAGCCACCTACTTCTAGTCCGCATTCTAGAGCGATTAAATGTAGTAGAAGTGCATAACTAGCGATGTTGAAGGCTAGACCTAAGAATCCATCGTTAGAGCGCATGAAGAATTTTAAATCTAATTTCCCACTGTTATGTACATACAATTGGAACGCGTTATGGCAACAAGGTAACGCAGCTTTCTTGAAATCTGTAGGATGCCATGCGTTCACATATAAACGACGAGAAGTTGGGTTTCTTTTAATCTCTGCAATTGTTTCTTTAATCTGATTGTACCCTTCTCCGTTCCAGTCTGTCCACTGAGCGCCATAGATTCTACCTAAATCAAATCCATCCGCTTTAACCATTTCGATAAATTCTTCTTTCGTTAAGTTGCCGCCAAGTTCTTTATACCATCGATACCCATCTGGAGTCCATATATTTACATTTTTATCTACTAATGTTTTTAAATTTGTATCTCCTTTTAGGAACCATAGTAGCTCTTCTGCTACCAGTCTAAAAGTTACATGTTTAGTTGTCAGTAACGGGAACCCTTCTGATAAGTCGAATTTCATTGTGTAATCGAAAATACTTAATGTTCCTGTTCCTGTTCTATCACTTCTAATTTCTCCATGCTTAATTATGTATTCATATAAATCTAAAACCTGTCTGTCTACATTATTCATTATGTATTAATCTCCTCTTCTCATTGCGTGTGTATCTTGGAACTCTTTAATCCATGCCGGGACTCCAGCATCATCTCGAAGTTCTAAGTGTCCTGTTGTTTCTTTACATTTAGGACAGTACATATGTTTTAAGTGCTGCTTTTTCTTCATTTTACTACGTTTTCTCCACAGCATTGTTACATTGCCACACACCTCGCATTCTAAATGAGTAGAGGCTGTGACCGTTTTAGCACCAACAGCCATATATTTCACCTCCTTCTTGTAACCTATTATACTATGTTGTTTACTTAAAGTCAAGCGCTTTTATATTCTAATTCGTGTTTCTTAGCGAATCTAGTAAGTGCTGCTTTTTCTTTTTCTGTAGTTGCTCTATTGGCGAATCCTCTAGCTTGTACAATTCTATTTCCACGAATCTCTACAGTTACTAACGGCTTGTCCAATTCTTCATTGTCGCGTAGGAAAACAATAATCGTATCGCCCTTCGCTACCTTAGGTGCGTATGAAGCTACACAGTGATGTTGAGCATTACCTTCTGTAGCAATGTCTTTCATCTCTTTTGGCACCAATACGCTGTAGCCTTTCATCTTAGTCTCATATTTTTGGAAATACTCTTTCTGCTCTTCGAATCGCTTCTTCGTCATATCATCTTCCACTAACTTATAGTTTCTTGATGTAATATCGTGACACAATTTAAGGGAGCGTGGATACTTATCGAAATCCTCATGTCCCAGTAATAAGCTCGTCTCGTAGTAGTCTTTATATTGACCTACCGCTTCACCGAACTCCATACCTTGCGTGACTAGGGAGCCGAACAATAAATATTCTACTAATCTATGTACGTTTTTAACATTGTTTCTAGGTCTTAACACAAATCCCCAGAACATATACCCTTTGTAATGTCTTATGTCGTTCCTATTACACTTAATTATTTCTAAATAATCACTTACATCCGAATGACGAGTAAACTCTCTTAATCTGTTCTCTAGGTTGTACTCAACTTCCAGCTCTTTTATGTAAGCGACAACACCCCTATATGTATCTAAATCTCTTTGCGTGGCATGCACTATGTTATGTACGGCGTTCATGAAATCGTCAGTATCCGTTGTATACTCGTTTAGAAACTTCAACTGCGATTTCGTTACACCGAAAATCTGATGTAACTTTGTCTTACCCTCTTCCATACTCGCGTTGTATACTTTATTTCTAAAAGCAGAGTTAGACATAGCTCCTATATCGATACCGGACTTGTAAATTAACTCCAATTTATTGTAGCTAGTCATGAGTCGGATAAGCGCCCGGGATGACATGTTAACTACTTCTTCTCCTAAAGAACCAATTACACTTACCATCTTCTCGTACATGCCCTCATTCTCTTCTACAGACACCATATCAAAGAAAATCTTTTTGTTCTCGCTACTGTAAAAATCATGGTGATACCAACCGTCTTTAGGTCGAGGAATCACTAAATCTAAATTATGTATATTGAACTTTACTTCTCTACCATTTCTTTTTATGTAATATTTCTTGTACCGTAAATCGTACAACATTTCCGTTAAAACTAGGTTTCCATTGTCGTTTGTGTACGTCGCATAGAAATGAAAGGAATATCCTGTCTTCTCAACCATATAATAGTTTACATGACCGATAGTTTGTGTTAGCTCCAATTCCCCATTTTTAATCTGGTCTAGCACTTCGTTTTTCTCTTTGCTCACTTTATTCCTCCTCTTGTTATTTACTAAATGTTAACTACAAATCTATCATATCACAATAAAAAAAGAGAGTCAATAGACTCTCCTTAAAATTACTAATTATTTTTAACGTATAAGTGATAGTTCCAAGCAGACATTAACCCACGGTCTGTCAATTTATTAACCTCATCTCTATCCGCTTCAATTACATGGATAAGATAGATTCTGATTAACGCGTAGTCATCTTCTGTTAGTTCACTAGTAGAAGAACCTAGCTTTTCATTTCCGAAGTAGTTTCCAATTACTCGTTCTAGTTCGTCAATATCGCTAGAGATGTAAGATAGAATTTCATCTACTTCTGAATGAACATTGTCTTCTTCCATATTTTCGTATTGGCATTGGAAGCAGTTACAAGCCTCGTCCTCTTCCTCATCCTCATCTCCGTACTGGTAACTCTCTTCTTCCTCTTCTTCGTTGTCGTCATCTTCTTCGCGCTCTTCGTAATCATCTTCGCTTTCCTCATACTCTGAGCCTGAGTAGTCGTGATGTTTCTCTTCTTCCTTGAAGTAGAATGATAGGTCGTCCCCTTCGATATCGATAGTAATCGTACCGTTTTTAACTGTTAACTTAAACTTAGCAACAGCGCCATTCTTAAGTCCACCAGCTAACGAGTAGCCGCCACCTTTAGATTTCAGTACATTGATTGACTCAACTAACATCGGGCGATACACGTCGAATAACTCACCTTTGTAATCGAAGTAACCCATAACTTCATCGATAAATTCATCGAATGTTTGCTTGCGTTCCTCTTCCTCTACTACTTCTACCTGTTCGCTCTTCGGAATAGCTGTGTCGAAAGCTTCGTTTAAGTTAAATGCGATAGTACTGAATCGGTCACGCACTCGCTCTTTACCTTCTGTTGTTTCAATATCTAGTCCGCAAGCTAACTCTTCTACTAATCCTGTAATTTTAGTTTGTGCAATTACCAATCGATTTACGAATAATTCTTTTTTGTTTGACATATTATATTTCCTCCTATTATTTAAACCTCGTTTTTGTATGTACCTAACTTGTCCGCAAATGTAGAGAACTCACCGCGATAGTTTTTCGTTAGCTCCGCGAACTCAACACCTTCGAACTCCCCACTTAATCTACCTTGTTTGAAATGGTGAATCAGAGCTGAGAATCCAGAATCTTTTTGTTTAATATCAATCTGACCTGTATGACCAATCATTGCTATATAACAGCTATCTGTGCAGCGCGTTAATGTTTTCTTGATTTCCTCTAGTGTTCCGTTCTGTATCTCATCCACAATAATACCTGCGTTTTCTATTGTTCTACCACGCAAGAATGTATGAGGTACGACTTTGAACTCGAAATCATTGAATGAACTTGTCATCAGTTCTAGATTTAAGTATTGCGGATTCACTCCAGCTTCCGTAAGCGCCTGATAAAATGGAACTGAGTACTCTCCTATCTTATCAGCAATACCTCCCGGTAAGTATCCTACCGAGCGTTCTTGTACTGGGAATACAACGTAATAAATTTTATTTATGTACTCTTTCTTTTTTAAAGCGTTCATAGCCTGTGTTAATACAGTCGTTTTACCTGTACCCGCTTTCGCATTAGTTATAATACGTTTATGCTTGTACAATTTCTCGACCATATCTTCTTGCTCTCTATCTAATTTCTTTATGTATGGGAAATCCTTTTCGCTTAGTTTACTCAACGTAAGTCGTTCTTGCTTCGCCATAAACATTCTCCTTTAGATTTATTGAACTCCTTACTTTTATTATATCATATTCCCGTTTGTAGCGGTTCCTCCTCTCTCTTATACACTTATAGTACACTAGTAATTACAGAAAGTCAACAAGTAAAATAAAAAACTACTAAATTAATTAGTAGTTTCTAGTTTTGCATTTATTAATGATAGAATAGCGTCGAAATCAGTGAACTTACTGAACCCGAACACAAATTCAAGTCCACCATGACCGCCCGCATTCATTTCTTCCACTGTAACCGGACAACCATATTCTTTATTTTTTCGAATCGCACGAGCCAATAAGATGAAGTCCGTTGTTTCTACGAAAGCTTCCTCAAGTGCAGCAGAAGGGATGAAAACGCTATGTTCCGATTTCACCGCTCCTAATGTCTCGCGTTTACTATAACCAATGACTGCATCTCGTAAATACTCAATCAAATTACGAGGCGTTTCGTTCTTTTTAATGTCATCTGATAAGATAATCTCTTTCGGTTCCATGTTTACCTCCTACGCATTGTTAACAACTAATTGGATTTTTGCATCTTCCGTTTTACCTTGTTTCTTTTCCTCTTGGTCATCCGGGAAGTTATTTTCACACCATTCTTTGTAGTTCTCTTTCTTAACAAACGCAATGATGAACGCAATCTCTGAACCTTCTAATCCAGTATTGATAGATGACACACCTGTAGGTGGGTTTCCTGTACCGTCGTCTGTAATAACCATTACATCTGCGCCTAAATCCACAACATGACCTGCTCGTACATGCTCCGCAAATAAGTCACGTAAAACTTTCATGTTAGCTCCGTAGTCGATACCTTTGCGGAATACTTCTTTATGTAATTCTGGGTCATCATGCCAATTACTTACAATTTGCATAAAGTGTGCTTCTCTTGATTCGTCCTGTGCCGGGTAATACGTGAACTGATAATCGTTAAATCGGTTCTTAGCTAACTTCGTTAGCGACGCGATAATCTCTGCGTAGTCTGTAATAGATGCCTTTCGTGATACTAAATCTGTTAAACTTAATTTATTTGTTGATGTTTTTACTTCTGTCATTTTATTATCTCTCCTTAAATTGTCTTTTATTTCGCTTAAAGCGTTTAGCGCACCTTTTATAGATGCGGCGTAATCAGTATCTTCTCTATGCTCTTTCACGGATTTTTTAAAACCGAAAAATACAACTAGAGTATAGATGAACAATGCTACTATAATAGCTTTCACGAGTAGTATGTTGTATTCGACGGGCGGGTACAACTCAACTTGTCCCTTTGAATGCACTCGACAGTTTATCGTAAATCAGCATAGCGACACCGATAGGTATGCAAATTATTAATAAAATTGCTGTGATACCCATTACGAATAAAGAAATCGTGATTGCTAGTATTATTAATGAAGCTGTAAATATAATCTCTACTATCCATGTTAACACTTGGTATAGAAATAGAACTGCTAGGTCAAGTATGAACATTTACTCACCTCTATGTATTCTTCATTATTTCCACTTGTCATATTTAACCACCCTTATTTTTATTATAACATATTATAGAGCTAGAGATAGTTGCCCTTCCTCTTCTTCTAATGTAACAGGTTCTATCTCTTCGCTTATTTCTTCTTTAATAGGTTCTTCATGTAAAGTGCCATCTGCATTAATCCATCTACCACCAGATTCATATGTACGTGTTTCGACAATCTCATAGTCTTGGAAAATGCCACGCTTGTCCATTTCTACCGGAATCTTATTCATCGCCTCCTTTACATCCTTACCAGCATTTGTAAATAAATGCACTTTACCATTCTCTGTTTTTACATCAAATTGAAATAACATCGTTATCTCCTCCTTATGAATCTATCTTATCATCATAGTTTTCTAAAAGTCAACAAGTTTTTTACATAAAAAAAGAAGCCCCGAAGGACTTCCTAGTTATGTATTATTTAAATGTACCCCAGTAATTCTGACGTTTTCCGCCTTTAGACTCACCAGTAGCTAAGTATCCGTAACCATTGCTACGTGGTTGACGAATCCAAACATAACCGTCGTACTCGATACCGTAACCATTGTAGTTAACTACAGAACCAGCCGGAAGTGTAGCGATTACTCCTGCACTTGTGAATGGAGCTGTACGTAACTTGATTGAAGTATTTGTTGTGAAAGTACCAGTCTCTTTTGTGAACCAACTAGAATCATAGTCGCCTCCTGTAGAGCCGCCGCCTGTACTTCCGCCACCAGAGCCTCCAGAACCTCCGCCGTTATCTACTGCACCACCATTGTCCGCAGGTGGTTTTTGTCCGCCTACTACATCGTATAACTCGAAGTGAGGGTAATCTTTGAATGAAACCCAGTCTCCGCCCCATTTGAAGCCTTGACCTTTCATTGCTGCGATAACCTTACGGAAATTACCTTCAACTGTCCAGATTACGTCAGAGCCATCTTGTGTGTACAAGCATAAGTCTACCGCTACTCCGTAGTTGTGGTTCGATTGTCCGCCTCGTGCGTTTGTTACGATGTTACCCGGTTTAGTACGACCTTGTGCGTATAAAGCATCCTGTTCAGCAAATGAACGGAAACCTTGCGCTACGCAGATATAGATACCTTGTGCATGCATTTGTGTAATAACAGCGCGGGTACGGTCTGCTACGTCTTTACGCATACCTGAGATATTTAACTTACGGTTCGCCTTGTCGATTAAAGTTTGTAATGCCATTGCCATTCTACTTCCACTCCTTATTTTTTATTTACTACTCTACTAATATAAAAGACAGGGATAGTTACTCCCTATCTCTATTATACCATACTTAGACTACCGCAGCTCCCGTCGCGTCCACCCATCCGTTGTTATCCTTGTTACGCCAGATAGGTTTATTCAACGTAGTATCGAAGAACGGTTGTCCTACGTATGTACCTGTTGTTGGACGTGCAGCTCCAGATGTGATTAAAGGTATCGTCACTTTTCCGGTAGCGTCCGGGTTATTACCATTTACAGACTGAACAAGACCAGTTACCTTTCCGTTTGCATCTGGGGTTAAGCTACTATTAATAGTTTTTACAAACCCCGTCGTACTAGGAATTGTAATCGTTACGTTTCCGTCTGTACCCGGCTTTGTACCATTAACACTCTTGACCATTGCTTTTATGTCTTCCTTCGTTGCGAAGTCTCCGGTAGGCGCACCATCTACTTGCACGTTACCTTTGTCGTCCGGAGCTTTACCATTTACTGTTTTAACAGCACTTAGTAAGTCCATCTCCATTTCTCTTATTTTCTTTTCCGGGGAGCCATCATACATATTATCTCTAAGCATTTTCTAGTCCCTTCCTTTCCTTTTATCTACTGTACTAATATAACAGTAGTCTGGAAAATTCTAGTAACCTTTATTGAAAATGTCTGTAGATTGAGGTCGCATAATGTCTACCGTTGTGTATGCAAAAGCGTTTTCTTGCTCTTTCGTTATGTACGGTTCCAATACGTGTTCCATACCAACCATAGAGTATACAGAAGACTGAGCAAAATGGTCGTCACCTTTGTCCATAATAATCTGATAAATTGCTTTTGTTTTCTCATCTTCTTCATCTCGAATTACCACGTTTTTCCAATGTTCAAGATATAAAGCTAGTTCTCTGTCCATTGTGTTATAGAATCCTAGACGACCCATCTTCATATCAGAAATATGTTTTTTATTTTGTGTTAGTTTATCGACTGTAACCATGTTACGTTGCTCTGACCATACCGGGTTAATTTGCCCAGTAGAACGAGGGTTCGGGTTAACTTTAACACCGTAAGCTACACCAGCACCGAAATGTTGGATTAACTTGTCCACGTAGTTACCAGAGTCACCGATATCGGCACAGATAATATCGGGTTGGTAAGGGATTAACTCAACTATGATTCTCTCTAAATCCGCCTCGATGTTTGCTACACCTCTAGCTCGTTCAACAGAGAACATACGAAGCATGTCGATACGTCCGTCATCTTTAAATCCACGAACTGTAACCCAGTGACGATTACCCCAGTCAATACCTACAGAAATGAATCGGTAGTCTCCTCTATTCATTAGTGGAGCTGAGTAGTAATCGCGCATGTTATTTGTAATATCTCTATCTTGAACAGCTAATGCAACGTCCTGATACGGATAACCTAAAACGTAGTTGTAAAAATGCTGTTTAGATTTCGCTTCTAATTCCTTACGTTTTAAAGCATCAGCACTAAACCATACCGCATTTAACTGTGTGATTAAGTATCCACGCGTACCTTGATTATTAATACTTCTATCCGGGAACTCTGCTACCCATTCTCCGTTGTACCATCTGTCTAACGTCTTACCACATTTCTGACAAACGAATCGGTATGTACCATCTCGAACTGTTTGAGCAAGAACATCTACACCGCTCTCATCCATACATTCAATGTTTTTATCGTAATCTAGTTGTTGACGCATGCCGCAATGTTCACACTTGTGCATGTACACGCGTTTATCAGAACGGTCATACAGGTCATGGATACCGAAGTTAGGTACCGTAGGTGTTGACCATCTGCGTAAAATACCATATTGAGATGAAGACATAGACTCCATCGCAGAGATTTCCGCCGAGCTATTTACACGGTCATACTCATCCAGTGATAGATAATCGATATCGACACCCTCTACCGCAGCGCCCTTACTAGAAGAACGGAACAGCATGAAGCTATTTCTAATCTTTTTCTTTTCTAACGAGTCAATCTTAGGGTCAGAAATAGTAGCATAATAACCTTTCTCAAGTAATGGGTTAATA